TCGTGTCGTTGGCATAAACCCATCCATCGGCAACAGTCCAACACACCGGTTCTTGCTCTGTCTCCAGTGCTTGGCGCAGGGCTTTAACGGCATCGTCAAACATTTGAACGCTGCTTTTGCTTTGGTACAACTCCAGCGCTTCTAGCGCCACCTGCATAGCTTTTCTGCTCATGTGTTTCCCCTTGCTCGTATGGCTTCCGCGATCAGCTCCCCGTCTATTGACGGCCCCTCTTGAAAACAAATGGAAGCACACGCCTCACGCTCGGCAGCGGCGACAAGGGTAGCGAAGCGTTCAAGCCCATTTGTTCCAGGTTGAAAGAAAATGAAGGCTCCTCGCACACCGGTGTCACCAAGCCCAGCCTCTCGCGCCATGCGGATGATGTCTTCTCTATCCATGATTCTTCTCCCGCAGCTTGGCTTCGATGTATCGGGCAAACCTCACACCGTCCTCATTCAAGAAAAGTGCTTCCATGTCCTCATCCGTCAGCCCAACCCATTCACGCTTTTGTGGTGCGTTGTAAAGATGTGTCCAGTTTTCATTAATGTTTGTGTACCCGCAACCCGTACCTTTACCGGACGATAATACGGTCACAAGCCCAGCATGACTTATTGGATCACTCTCCAACGCCTCAAGCGCCACCTGCATAGCTTTTCTGCTCATCGATCCCTCGCTTTCAGCATCGCGTCTGCAATCATGTAAGCCTGCTTCGCGGTTGCATCAAAATAATTCCCAGGCTGCGCCAGTGCTTGCATCGCCTTCCCTGCAAAGTAATCACGCAGGGACATGCCTGATTGGATTAGGTACGAATGTGCGACGGGAAACGCTGCCCCACCATCTGTTGGTGTCTTTGCTGTTTTGTTTTCACTCATGCTCGATCCCCCGCATGTTGTTTCCATGTTTCTTTCTCCTTCATACGCTGCTCGTACACTTCCATCAGCAGTTCTGCTGCCTCCTTTATCTTGAACTTCTCAGCAGTACAGTAATCAGGCAAGCCTTCGGCGTAACCCTCAAGCCATGCGGCAAGCATGGCGAACTTATAATCAGGGCTCATTCTTTTTCCCCTGCGTTGTTTAGTATTCGTGCAATCTCGCGGTCGATATACCAACGTGCTTTACGCAAGTCCTCAACCTGCTCACCTTTCAGGCCAGCTCGCCACAAATATTTTATAGCGTTACCCACACAAAAATTCATGTGCTCGGTAATCTCGATGCACTCCACACCGCTAGGGTGCTCGGTGTAATGCTTAGGATGGTTTACGGGATCGTTCATACCTTGTGCCCCTTTCTAATTTCCATAATAGCTTCAGCAACCAATTCTTGTGCCTCGCGCACAATGCTGCGCCGCCCTCTGATGACACCGACTAAGAAACCAACAAGGAACCCACCCATCCAAACTATAAAATCTTCCATCCCTTCACCTCATTCGTCCATGATCGTTTCCATAACTGCATCGTCGTAAGACGTGCACCTAATGCAGCCAACTCGGTTGTGGTGTACTCCACCCGCTTTTTCCAATGTCCCGGTCCAACCCATTTATGTTTGTCGCTGTAATGCGGGTAGTAAGGGAAGTTGTGTAAAACAAATATAGGTTGTGTTTCCGTTTCTGCGGGTTTATTTAGATTCATCATCGACATGTTTACTTCTCCGTTTAATCATTTCATCTGCTACGCGGTATGCAAAATCTGCAAACGCTTCTTCTGGTTTGTACTGTGGCATCTGCCCCCACTTTCCCGCGAGTATTCCTGTGATGGCAGCTTTAGCAAACTCATCACGTAATTCTTCTCTAGTCATTTCTTACTCCTTGTTATAAAACGTTTTGGTAACGTGGTTCTCTTGCGTGATCTGACTCGTTTAGCTCTAATGGTTCTCTTGCTCATTTTGACTCATTCAGCACACACGGCTCTCTCAATTTTCCTGATTCGTTCATGAGTTATGGCTCTCTCTGGTCAAAGGACTCATTCTTGCCAGTTGGTTCTACTCCGATATTTGATTCGTTGTTATGGGTTGGTGCTCTTCAAGGTAGTGACTCGTTCTTCGTTCGTGGTTCTCTCTACCTCTTTGACTCGTTCGCGTAATGTGGTTCTCTTGGTTGGCCTGACTCGTTCTTATATATCGGTTCTCTCGGAAGCTTTGACTCGTTCTTTCGAAGTGGTTCTCTCCTAACTGATGACTCGTTTTCCTATCTTGGTTCTCTTGTTCACAATGACTCGTTTGACGCGCTTGTTTCTATTAACTGTCGTGACTCGTTTACTTCCTCTGGTTCTCTCCGAAGCCGTGACTCGTTCTACGTTTAAGGTTCTCTTGCTGCTCATGACTCGTTCACTTTCAATGGTTCTCTCGTACTCACTGACTCGTTCTAATTCCTTGGTTCTCTTCTTGGTCATTGACTCGTTCTTAAAACTTGGTTCTCTTCTCCGGATTGACTCGTTTGACCTCCCTGGTTCTCTTGCCTCGATAGACTCGTTTCAAGCCCCTGGTTCTCTCATAAGTCCTGACTCGTTTATCTCGTTTGGTGCTCTCAAGTTCAATGACTCGTTCGGATCAATTGGTTCTCTCATTCGACCTGACTCGTTTCAGCAGTTTGGTTCTCTTGCGGCATCTGACTCGTTCACTTGCCTTGGTTCTCTCGGCAACATTGACTCGTTCAATCTGCGTGGTTCTCTCGCGGATACTGACTCACTTCACTCCTATGGTGCTCTTATCGTGAGTGGTTAAACAGGTGCAGGGATAAAATGCGCGTGACCCATATGTGCAATCGGGTAAGGCAGTGGGGGTTTCGTGCCATAGTGTGCCTCATACCACGCACCATGCAGATGGGATAAGAAAAGCTTCACTGCATAACGTCTAGCCCGTGCGTCAATCTGTGCAGGGGGCAGCACACCGCTCTTCAAATACCCATACGCCTCCGTGCTCTTTTTAAATTTACCTATCAACTCTTCAGCCAATGCCTTGTTATCACCCCGCTCATTGCGGGCAACCTCGTACGCCTTACGTTCTTTATAGATCTTGCCGTAGTAGCAATCATCACGTCCTGAAAACTTCATGAATGATTGCCCGACCTTCCAGCACAGTGTCTTTAAACTTGAATTCCACGGACGACGTTTGAGCGCGTTGGTAAAACTTGTTTCTGTAACTTTGCCTTTATCGTTGAGCGCCATGCGTCTCAATGTTTCCTCGCTCATACCGATCATCCGCGCTGCTAATTCAAAGTTGATGCCGTGCTCGGCCACAAAGTCCTCAGCACCTTTCTTCCCCGCCCACTTACTCGTGGGATCAAGCCCTGCGTATCTCCAGATATGACCGACAGTCGGTGCCTTGGTAATGTCGATATGTGCAAGCAACCCCGCACTGATAACCGGGCCGATACCTACGATTTGTCGCATCCATGCACCCATAACATGTCCGTCGGTGTAAGCGTCTAACGCCCGCTTCACCTGCCCTTCGAGGGTTTCGGCTTGGTTAGCAAGCCAACTCACCACGGCGTTAGGTTCTTGGTTTTTCTCAAGCGATAAGACTTGATTGTTGGACCGCTTACGGTCCTCCTGCGCTATGTAGTAATAGTCCACCAGAAACCGAGCCTCATGGTCGGTCAACTTCACTGCTGCGGTCTTAAGATCTTTAGTCAACCGCTGAATACTTTCCATTTCCATCATTTTCTCCAAGTAAATTTATATATCGTTATCACTGCTCAACACCCTGCTATTCAACCTCACCGCTTAGTCGCAGGTCAATCCTTGCCCGATCAAGGGCAGCTATTCTCCGACGTTCGGCAACTACCTTGGGGTCTTTCCAAGGATAAGGTTGTTTCAGTAACTTCCACTGCCGCATAAAAGTTTTTAGTACGTTCGTGCTTTCCGATGTAGTCTTAATTTGCATCTCTTGCTCCTAACAGATTAAAGGGATCGTTGTAAAAATTATTTACTTTTAGTTTACGTCTGATCTTGGGTGGGGGTAGCGTCGCTGCTATCTCCGAATGGAGCGACACGTAACGTCGCTCCGGTTTCTTTGCTGCAATAAACTCCAAGTAACTTCTTATCTGTCTCTTCCGTACAAGCTGCGTGAGTACCCGATGTGCAGCCTGTCTGGATAACATAACTTGGAGCGCCACTTCTTTGATCGACGCCGGAGTCTTGCGTTGTTCTATGTACTTCAACGCCTTGACCTCGTGATCGGTAAGCTGAATGACGGGGGTGGTAGGGTTAGTGTTTTCCATACATGTTGTCCGTCACGCCAAGGAACCGGCAAAAAGAAATTGCCATGCGTTGCAGCCACCCCGCCTCTTTTTCTTGGGTCACTGGTTTCAGTACAGAAGACGGGATGGACGGAATGTTATACGGTATAACATTTTGTGGTGTGACAACTTCAGTGTGGGCGGGTGCAGTCTTTAGGAACGATGGAGTTTCTTTCTTCGCCTTCTCGATACTCAGCACGCGCCACACCGAGGACACTGCACGTCCTGTCTCTTGGGCGATCTTATGCACGGGCACACCTGCCTCACGCATAGCGACGATACGCTTAAGTTCTGCCTTGGTGATGACTCTACGTTTACTACGCTTCTTTGGTTCCATGTGATTCTCCTCGGGTTGTACTTCCTGTAAAGCTTTTACTAGTGCTTGGCTCATCGCAGTCTCGACACCAAGCGGTGGGCGATACTGCCCATATGGTTCAGATAAACTCATTTCATACTCTCCAATACGGCTGCTAATTGGTCTACATTGGTTTCGTTTACTACAAACGCAACACCACCTGCGTCGTGGATCTGATCTATATTTTTTAACTGCAAGGCAGTAGGCACACCCTTCCCGGCCTTGCATTCGATACCGACAAACCTGCCTCGGATGCACACAATAAAATCCGGTACACCCGAATTCCCGTAGCCCCCTGTGACAGGCATAACGTAATACGCATTAACCGCTTTCAGGATCTCGCGTACTTTCTTCTTCACTTTCGCTTCCGGCGTAGATGCCATCTTCTTCTCCTAAATCAATCCAATAGGTGTACTGACTAATCCGCCGCCCGACCCCTTCGATGCGGTTGCTTTCACCGCCTCGCAAACCACGGTCGTTAGGGTCGAGCACCATCAACACAGCAATCTTCTCCAACACTCCTGCGGGGAACTGACTCACATGGGTAACATGTTCCAGATACTTTTGCGACCGGCGGTGGGTAGGCGTTGGTTTTTCCTCCACATCTGCCAATAAGAAACAATCCTCCACACGCCCATCGTCAAACAACATGAAACGAAGTATTGCAGGGGCATAGGTGCTCATCGCTCGATCCAGAAATAGTTTTCGCTGATCCGCATACCTACCGTGTTCAAGTGTTCTCCGACACCGAGGACCATCAGTACAGACAACTTACCTACAATATCTTCTGGTATGTCTGTCATGGGTAGACGAACCAACGGGTCAGTCGCTACAGGCACAGGACGTTCATGCTCACGAACATTTTGGACACTCAACAACTCTGCATGTTGCACACCACCCCACGTCGTAACACGTACCAGATAGACAGGCACTGATCGGTGCGCCTCGTGGATCTTCGCTTGCTTGGCTTCCTGAAACTCTTCGACAAACTTATTAAACTCAGGTGTCACGAACTTCACCCCCTGACTGACAAGGTTCTCGATCTCACGCTGTAACACGTCAGCGTCACGTAACGGACTAACCAACTGCTCTGCCCCCCGAGCTGCCGTATATATCGCATCCCTTGAACAGTTTCTGATTACCTCATAATACTTAAACGCCACCACGTCCAATGTAAAGCGCACACAGTAAGCACTGACACGTTTAGCCAACTTGAACGGGTCATCGCTGTCGATCTGGTAATACCGTGAGTCGGATCGCCATTTAGATTTTATATATCGCTCGTTGGTAACCCGAGCCGAACGGAAATGGAAGGCTTTACCCTCCCCCGGTGAATACGCAATCCTGCCGACCGTGATCGGGCAGTCATCATAATAAAGATAGGCACCGTGGTACATCCAACCACCCTCATCGAGCCACCTCTTATCACCTGCATTCATAGCTTTGATGCTCGGGTAGTAAGACTTGATGAAGTTGATGAGTTTGGAAATCTCATAACCAAAAATAAATCCGTCGATGACTCTGTTACTCAGCGCACCGTTCCACTTGTTATCGTGTAGCACAGCTAACTCATCTTGCACAGAGACATGTGCGTTGCAAGTGCTGATAGATTTTAGTAATGGGTTTTTGTCAGGGTTTAAAGTAATGACTGCACCAGACATGATTCTCTCCAAGTAAAATATAATTTGTTATACGGTATAACATTCAAACTCAAATCTGCACGTACACAGATTTACCCACGGGAGACGTGATGTTCTTCGACGTGATGCACCACAGCGTAGGCACGGACCACTTGCCCCAATCACCGAACACCTCACCGTCCGTAAACATAATCACCGCCTCGGCTTTGATCTTCTTCTCATCCAATAACCTAGCCACACATGCAGGTGCTGTGCCGCCACCGCCCGCCGGTTTCGTACTACGCGCTAGATCTTTAACTCTATCGCCTGAGTAAATCTCATGGGCTGCTACTTTAGTATCCCAATACATCAGGTGAACCTTAGCAGGTGTAACCATCGAACATATCCCTGCAACCTCCGAGAGAAACACACGGATATACTCATCCGAGATACTGCCCGACGTGTCGATGCCGATCACCAGATCACCCACCTTCTCGGTCACACCTGACGGCATGTAGATGCCTTGCGATAGGTATCTGCGATTCGGTTTAGCCCACGTACTAAACTCTTTACCTGCCATCAACGATTTCACAAAGTCTCTCAGCACAGCACGCCAATCAATCTTCGGCTCGACCAACTCACGCAGTGCACGTAGCCCACCCGACCCACGCCGTGATGCTGATAACAAACCCTGACGTACCGCTGTCTCGATCTCACGCTTAAGATCTGCTTGCTCCTCCTCGGGCATGTCGGCAGCGTTATCCCAGTCATGCTCATCGAACCCATCGCTCTCGTTGCCACCCTGCCCCGCTCCCTCACTCGGACTACCCTCACCGTCACCACCCCCATCGTCGTCATCGTCATCGTCGTCATTGCGCTCGTTCATGAGGATCTTGAACACTTCACCTGCTGACATGTTTCTGAATCGTGGGTCGATCAGGCCACACTTGGGCATCCTGATAAACAACCCGTTAGGGTCAGCGTCCACCAACTGAATGTTGATCACGTAGTCTGTCGCATGGTTAGCGATCTTGTGGTTCACGTCATGCAGGTGCTTCCACGTCGTGAGGTGCATATACATCTTATGGTATGCCTCGTGCAGAATGAGGAAGCGCAACTCGGGATCACTCAAGCTGTCCACGAACTCACGCCCATACTTCTCATTGCGTCCGTCGGTGGAGGCTGTCTTCGTTGTCTCGTCCACCTTGCGACTGCCGACCATCAGCACTGAGCTGATTGCAATCCAATCGTCGTGGGCCATGATGTTACCGACTGCTTTAATGAGACGCTGTTCTGCGGTAAGTTGTTTACCAATGGCTAGTTCCATCTTATTTCTCCAAGTAATTTGTTATACGGTATAACTTTTCAATGCCAGGGTTGTGTGGTGGGAAAGGCAGATTACATGCCCACCTCATGTCAGGAGTGCGGCACCCTACCCTACGCCCCTCATCAAGGGTGCCACGCAAAAATACGCTCACATCTGCCATGCTAGTAGTTCTGCTCTTACATGTGATGAGGGTTAGGTCCGGTCAGTTCTTGTCTGCCGTGAATGCGAAGTTGTTAGCCACGCTCCACTTAACAAACTTTGGATTAGTCATCACCATCTGGCGGTGCGGGTACGTGTTACGCCTCGCCTGATTAGCAAACACTGACTGATGCTCGGGCTCAAGTCTCAGCATGTAGTCCATCCACGGGTCGATCATGTCGAGCTTCATGCTTGTCAGCGCACGGTACACCACCATCTGACACGCTGCTGCACTGCGTGGGATAACTGCGTTTCTCGGGTCCACTTTAATACTCGCTTGCGTCGGCATCTGATCTGATATGGCGATATGCGTATGCAAGTCGGCAGCACCCTTGGGACCAAGCGTACCGATCAACGCAGCCATAAGTTGTTTAGATGAAATCTTGTCTCTGATTGTGAGCCAATGATTCGCACGGTGCATCGACCTCGGTGTGCAGAAGTGTTTATGGGGTGACGTTGGGTGAGGGATGTACTCGTTGTCCTTGTAGTCCTTGTACATCTCAGGGTTGTGGAATAACTGTGGGTTATCAATAGCCCACTTAATCAGCACTGCCTCTAACCCGTTAGGGATTGCGAAGTCCTCCACCCACTCCTCGTTAGTCGGTCCTGAAATAACAAGCTCGGTCATGCGATCATTCTGGTGAGGCAGGATCACGTCACCAAGATTTTCTGATGAGTTGTTTGTGGTTGCGAAGATAATGCCGGGGACAGGGGTTGATGCCATAACACGTTCGTACATCAGACGCATACAAGCATTACGCACAGGTGCAAACATCTTACCGATCTCGTCGATCATCAGAATCACAGGCTTGCCAAGGTGTAACCCGAACTCCTCGTTGGGCACGAAGGTCGCATAGTCTTTACCCGTCTGATCGAAGTTAGCGATCTTCGGATACATCATGTCACCAAGATCTTTTGTGGTGCCGTCGAAATAACACGGCACATAGTCAGGATACTGCTTGGCTAGGGTTTTCAGTATCGATGACTTGCCCGTACCCATCGGACCCCGCACAAGACAGGTCACATCGTGACCCTTGAAACCAACCATCTCGGTCGCCTCACGCAGGGTGAGTGTGTAAAGCTGTGATGCTGTGGATGTTGCTGTAGTCGTCATGAGATTCTCCAAGTAAAAATAGAAATAAAGAAAGTCGGGGTGTTTGTTATACGGTATAACAAGTTTTCAGAAATATCGTTTTCAACTTGCCACCCCTACCGCAAAAGTTTTCAAAAAACCTGCCCATCCTGCCCAAATTACCAATCCATATCTTTCAGGATTGAATCGACCTTGCTTTTCACATCGTGACGCAAGCCCAAGTCCTCACGCAGTGCGTCCGCTGACACACCATAAAGTGTTTCCTCAAGCTTGAGTCGTGCTACCTCAAGTGCAGGGTCATTGTTCACGTTGAAACCTTTCAGCATGTTGCAAGCTGCCACGGCGTTACTGATCAGCGTATCCCTGAAGATTGTTTTAGTCTCCCCATTGACCGCGAGTCGCTCGCTCATGTTCGTGAGCACCTCATGCAACTGCTTCCAGTTGTCACTCTGAATGTTCTTGATGCACTCCTCATAATGTGTTTGGTATTGAGACTTAATCAGCGCAACCGCATCCCGCCCTGCCTGAATACGGAAGTCGTCCTCGTTAGGCACAGGGCACGGTGCATATGACCAATGAAACTTCTTAGCGACCTTATCCTTGGGTGGGTAGTCGTCACGGTTAAACAAGTCTTGCAGCTGAAACGCAGCTGCACTCACGAACGTGTCGTACTCGTCGAGGAACTCTTGAACCAACTGCCAATACTCGCTCTCCGCTGCGCTCATCTTCGGCACATACTCATTCAAGAAGATCTCCGTGGTTGTCACACGCAACCCACGCCCCGAGTCGCCATCACCCCACGGCTTTGTGAGTTTGTAATGGATGCGGTTACGTGTGTTAGCCACGAACTTGACGATGCGATCAAACGTCGGGCAGTCACCCAAAAGTTTCTTATGGTAGTTACCCGCACGAGTGCGTGTGTTCTTGGCTGCGTCCACCTCCTCGCTCACGTCCTTGTCGAGCTTGCGGAACGGGGGATAACCTGCACTGAATGACACGTACACACAAGACAACCCAAGATCCGGCACGGATATAGCAGTCGGCGCAGTTAGGGGTTGAGGTGTAAGTGGTGGTGTGAGTGGTGGGTCGAAGGGTGGAAGGGAAGATGTGAATGGTTGGGTGCCGATGATTGTTTGTGTTGAGTCCATTGTGAAATCTCCAAGAGTAAAAATAAAAATCAAAAGTAAAAACGAAACCACCTACGAAAATGTTATACGGTATAACAACTTACCGGATAACCTGCTACTTCAAAACTGTACAACAAGCTATAGTTTACCACTATTTACCACTATTTACCACATTTGTCAATAGGTTGATAGTTTACTAGTTTGCATTTGTTTATCTGCTCTAAACTCTGCACAGCAAATGCAATCATTACACCTGCATATTCTCCCAACAGCGACGCGCTCAAGCCTACGGTGCTCGTCTGGTGATACGTATCTAGGCTCTACCTTGCGGGTGCTTACCTGTGCCCACGTTTCAATCTGCTTCATACCAACCCCTCCTTCTCTGCATCAATAACATCTTTCAGCTTGACCTCTGACCAACCATGAAAAACTAAATCTGCATCGCTGCGTATGTGGTCGAACTGATCGAACGTTTTTTGGAATGCCTTCGCTTGTGCGAAGGTGAGACTGTGAAACCGCAGGACAATTGTTTTGCCGTCTTGGGTTATTAGCTTTGCTGATGCTTTGTATTTGGTTTTCATGTGCGTACGCTTTTTTGGTTGGTTTGTTTCAGGGTGGTGGGTGCAGCGGCAGCGGTGACTAGTTGATATGGACCCTTGCCGTATTCCTGCACAACACACCATGACTTCCTCACATTAATCGCCGCTACCTCTCGGCAGTCCCAACAGGTGCCGTGCTCACGGTCCTTCTTTTTGCGGAGTTTGTCGCCGCAATCGCGGCAGTGGATAAAAATAGGCATGATGGTGTAGACCCCCAGAAAGATTAAATAAAAAGAGTTGTTATACGGTATAACAAAATCAAAAACGGAAAAGACGGTGAGAAAAATTAAAGGAACGGCTTGTTATACGGTATAACCATTTATGGCACTCAACTACTCGTCAACTACTGCTTCTCAACTGCTTGTACAACACCCCCATTTTACCACAATTTATAACATTTGTCAAGGGGTTGGAAGCGTTGCATAAAGTATGCAAAAAGGTGTTAAGGGATGGTATCGGGTGGTAGAAGTTGCAGTGGGTATGGAGGGGAAAATGGGGTGTAGAAAGTGGTTAAGAGTGTGTAGGGGTGTAGAGTTGTGATAGTGCATGGGGTCGATGGACGTAAGTCCTTGAAGTATGGGAATTACCAATGTGTACGGGTTTTGAGGTATCTCAGGATTTTTTCGGTTTTTGGGGGGTCAAGGCACCTCTCGGGGGAACCTCGGGGAAAAAATGTTTTTAGACCCTCTAAAAACTCATACTTATTACTCAATATATATATATATATATATACATAAAATTTAATAGAATCTGAAGGCTACAGATTGTGGCTAATTATGGTAGCTAGTGGTGAAGCGTACTAGGTATTGATAGTATGTGAACCAAAACTTCATTTGACTCATTCGCTTGGTCCCATGCCGATACTCCCCGCTGCTCCCTGTCACTGGTTTCACCCCAAAATGTTATACGGTATAACATCTTATTGCGTGGCTATGTTTTGGGGATTCACTGCCGTCGCCGCTGCTGGGATGCTCGCCGCCGCCCCCTGTCACTGGTATCAGGGGGTTTGTTATACGGTATAACATATAAGTTCTAGAACATATAACAGTTGACAATGGGCGAAAAAAATGGCAAGCTGCTAGCAGCTTGCCACTCAAAAAATTAGGACGAAAAAAAACCCGCCGAGGCGGGCCTTGGTTAGATGCTATCTAACGGGTTATTGTATAGGGGCACAGCATAACCGAGCCCATAACGTACATCACGCCAACGGGTGTTAGTAAACCCGTTCAGGTAATTTTCGCGTGCTAGATGATTAGCAACTACCTTAGAATTTTTTCCGGTTAACACAATCAGCGAACCATATTGATTGTGCACAATCCGAGCTTTGATGCTCGGCCAAACCTTGCTAATTGTTTCGATGTCCATTTCAAATTACCCCATAACATGCAAGCATGATTACGACGATTAACATGGCAACCATGTAACCCATAACAAAACAATCCATCCTATCCATTCCAATCCCCTAGAAAAGGCGAAGGCTGTTATACGTATAACAGCCTTCAGGTTAATTACTTGCTAGTTGCAAGCTTCACGCCCTCGATTGCTGCCTGAGCAATCTTCAGGCTTCGCACTGCGTCATCCCGGCGAACAACCTTCCATGTCTTACCTTCAGCCTGAAGGTGCGATAACAAAGCTTTGATCATGTCCAAAGCCTTTTCATCGTCAGACTTTGCGTCTTCTTTGGCAGCGTCTTCTTTCCCCTCGGCTTTTGCCATTGCATCGGTAATCTTGGCGAGTAATGCGGTCCAGCGTTGAGTAAGGGCTCTGCGCTTATCCTTCTGGCTTTGGCTAAGGGTTTTTGTATCCTTCGCAATCAATTCCTGCGAAGCCTTTGGATAGTTACCTTCGATCAAAATGCGAACCCCGGACCTTGCAGGGTTTTCGGTTTTGTCGCCAGTAGGCTTGAACGACTCGGCGTGGAACCCGTCAGCCCTGAGAGAATCAGCCACAGCAACCCAACTAACCGACTCAACCTTGGCTTTCGCCTTATCGAGTAAATCTAAGGCGGAAAATGCTAGTGGGACCGTCTTAGCAAATTGAGCTTTGGTGTTAGCGGAAAAAGAAACAACAGTAGACTTGGACATGATAGTCACTCCACAAAGTATCGGGCAGAGCGATTGCTCGACATCCGATAAGTCGTATTGAACGCCTATTTACTAGACTTTGCCACATTTAACTAGATTATTTTATCAGGCACGCGTTATATCGTATAACATCAAACCCGGCCAGCAGCATCACGCAAGCATCGACCAGCAGCACCCGCGCAAACGTCAGGACCGCGACCCCACCGTACCCGCACCCCCCCAAGGCCAGCTTGGTTCCATCGCGCGGCTAGGTGTTGCTATTCCAGACGAATAACTACCTCACTTTTCAAATCCCGCCAATCCGACCCCCACCCCCTCTTATAGGAAACACCCCCCGTCAGGAGTCCCAACCTCCTTGCAAAAATAAATAATTACTGTATAAAGTGCATAAAATCTGTTTCGGTGCCCTATTTCCCGACAACGATGAACCTACAAACACAAGAAACACCACCTAATATTATTTGCCACCCTGATCTTGGGGTGCCGTTTATTGAACTGAACGATGATGTGCAGTTCAAAGACATCGTGGAACGTGCAAAGGCTGCGTGTAATACCGCAGATATGCTGGCCCAGCATGGGCTACCCATAAAAACAGACCCGGAAACGAAGAAAGCGGCAAAATCTGCCGCCTCTGCAACCCTCAATGCGCTGGCTCAGACGTTACCTGATGCCAAAGTGCAGCCTCAACTGCCTGATAAACCCGAAGAATTGCTGGAGCTGCGGGGTATTTTGGATGTTTGGGGTCAGCAGGTAGTGGCAAATGCCTTAGAACTGCGTCGTTTAGTGACCAACAGGCTTATCAAAGAGAGCGTCCACCCTGATGCCAAGGTTCGGATTCGCGCATTAGAGTTATTAGGTAAGATTTCCGACGTTGGTTTGTTTACAGAACGCTCAGAAGTGACGATTAATCACCGTTCGACCTCTGATTTAGAGTCTAAGTTGCGTGAAAAGCTCCAGAAACTGCTTGATAACGACAGTAAAGTCGATTTAGGTGGGGATGTGATCGACGTAAAAGAAGTTTTAGGGGTAAAAGACGAGGAAGATGCGGTAGAAGTGGGTGAGCAAGGGTAATCATGGGCCTGACAACGCTTACTGAAGCGGAAATTCTTGTTCTCTTGCAGAATCTGCACAACTTCACCCCCGAAGAACAGGCAGAAATCGAAGCAGTTGCTGATGAGTTGGCAAAACGCAAGCAAGCGGCGAAATGCCGCAACGATTTAATTGAATTCTGTAAACACATGCAGCCGGATTACAAGGTTGGGAAACACCATCGGCTTTTGGCTGACTTGCTAATGAAAACCGCGCTTGGTTTAGAGGATCGGGTGTGCGTGAATATCCCGCCTCGGCATGGCAAAAGTCAGCTTGTTTCTATTTACTTCCCTGCATGGTTTCTGGGAAAATTTCCCAGTAAGAAAATCCTGATGGTGTCGCACACCACAGATCTCGCCGTTGATTTTGGGAGGAAGGTCAGGAACCTGATCGCAAGTGATGCGTACAAGGAGATTTTTCCGACGGTTGATCTTGCGGCTGATTCTAAATCTGCGGGCCGATGGAATACTAATGCTGGCGGTGAGTATTTTGCCTGTGGTGTTGGCTCTGCTCTTGCTGGCCGTGGCGCTGACCTGCTCTTAATTGATGACCCCCATAACGAGCAAGACATTATTAATGGCAATTTCGATGTTTTCGAGAAAGCCTATGAGTGGTATACGTTTGGTGCCAGAACCCGCTTGATGCCGGGAGGTCGGGTGGCTATTGTGCAGACCCGCTGGCATATGGACGACCTGACAGGTCGGGTAACTAAGGATATGGCGAACTCTGAATTGGCAGATCAGTTTAGGGTTGTTGAGTTCCCTGCCATATTAGAAACGCCAAGTCCCTCAGATCCAAACAAATTAATAGAAAAACCCCTTTGGCCCGAATTCTTTGACCTTACTGCCTTGCATCGCACAAAAGCGTCGATGCCGTTATTCCAGTGGAATGCACAGTACCAGCAGAACCCCACGGCTGAAGAAGCGTCGGTAGTGAAGCGTGAGTGGTGGAAAGTTTGGAAAAAAGAAGATCCACCTGTTTGTGATTACATCATCCTTACATTAGATGCCGCAGCAGAAACACATAACCGTGCGGACTTCACCGCTATAACTGTGTGGGGGGTTTGGAATAATGAAGAGGAGAAGGGTTACCACATCATCTTACTCAACGCGATCAAGAAAAGGGTCGAATTTCCTGATCTTAAGGATCTGGCGATGGAGCAGTGGCGGGAGTGGGAACCCGATGCGTTCATTGTTGAGAAGAAAGTTTCTGGTACGGCGCTCTACCAAGAGTTCCGGCGCATGGGTATTTCAGTTAATGAGTACACCCCACACCGAGGTACAGGTGATAAATTGGCCCGACTTAACTCGGTAGCTGACATCATCAGGCAGGGTTTGGTGTGGGTGCCCGAGACACGCTGGGCTGAAGAGGTGGTGGAGGAAGTTGCTGGATTCCCGTTCATGAGTCATGATGACTTGGTGGACACGACCACAATGGCGCTGATGCGGTTTCGGGAGGGAGGGTTTTTGCGCCTTCCCACTGATGAGCCTGATGACATTCGTTATTTCCGTGGGGCGCGTGGGCACAAGCGTGGATATTATTTAGGGTAATTTGTTAGGGGTTAATGATGGCTATTGATAAAGCACTGTACGAGATGCCCGAAGGACTTGAAGCCTTGGCGCTTGAAGAAGCTCCTATTGAGATTGAGATCGAAGACCCTGAATCCGTAACGATTGGTATGGGTGGTGTTGAGCTTGAGATTGAGCCGGGGGATGAAGACGAGGAAGAAGAATTTGACTCTAATCTAGCCGAGTTCATGAAAGAAGGTGACTTACAGAAAGTTGCTAGCGATGTGATGGAGATGGTTGAAGCGGACATTACTTCGCGTAAGGATTGGGCCGACACCTACGTTAAGGGCTTGGATGTGCTGGGCCTACGTTATGACGAGGTAACTGAGCCTTGGGATGGTGCGTGTGGGGTGTTCTCTACGCTGTTAACTGAAGCAGCGATTCGCTTCCAAAGCGAGTCCATCATGGAGACATTCCCGGCTGCTGGTCCCGTAAAGACACAGATTATTGGTCAGTTTACGCCTGATATTGAAGAAGCAGGTAAGCGTGTTAAGGCTGATATGAATTACCAGCTAACTGACAAGATGCCTGAGTATCGGTCAGAGCACGAACGTGCATTATGGGGTGTGGCGCTTGCAGGTTCGTCATTTAAAAAGGTCTACTACGACCCATCGTTAGAGCGCCAAGTTTCGTTTTATATCCCTGCCGAGGATGTCATTCTTCCCTACGGTGTAACAAACATTAGACGTACAGACCGCCTTACGCACATCATGCGTAAGACTAAGAATGACGTTAAGAAGTTACAGGTAAGTGGGTTTTATCGGGATGTTGATCTTGGTGAGCCTTACGCCAGTCAGACCGATATTGAGAAAGCCAAGGCGCAAAAGGAAGGTCAAGAGCCGACTAAAGATGAGCGG